TCATCTTTTTTCCAAAATTTTTGTGGAAACACCTGTTTCAAAAAGACCTTCTTTTATTTCTTTTTTTGAATATTCCTTCGATATAGCCTTAGTATTGCCTGTTGTCTGATGACTTGCCATAAAACTAAAAACTAATCGTGTGTTATCGTTTATCGGAAAATCTTCCTCTTTAATTAAATATGTAATTCTAACAGCATAATCGTCACTTTTACTCTCTGATGTATTATATTGTGAAACATATTTTAGAGGAGATTTATAAGGCTCTATTTCTACTAGAGAATCTATTCCGTCATCATGAATAGTTTTATAAAACAAAGAATAATTCACATCAACAAGCATAGAACGCGTCTTATTGACTATCTTGACTTTATATATAGTTTCGCCATTTTCATTAGTGCTTTTACAAATAGAATTGGACACTATAATTTTTGGTTTTATAAAAAACAATATCATAAAGAAACAAGATGACGAAATCAAACCCGATATTATTCCGACAAACCAATTGCTTTCGTACCACATCCTGTAATTTCAACCCCTTAAGCCGTCAATGATCAATATCTCTCATAGTTATTCCTCCTTGCATACCAAAGTTACATTGATTTGTACAGCTTTGGTACATATATTATACTACATAAAATCAAGGAAATCAATATTTTTATAACCATAGGTTATATTTTTTGTAATGTGTATTACTGTATTTCACATTACCATAATATACAATTTATAAATTTTATTTCATAAAATTTGATATTTATTAAGCCAATCCACACCAAACAGCAATCCCGAGAACTCGTTTATTGCCTCATTTACATCCGTCTGAATCGTACGAACATCAACATTCCATTTTTCGGCTATTTTTTCATAACATACTCTCTTTTCTGAAATGTACCTGCCGTGTAAAGCTTCAAAGCGGCGTATCATTTTCGGTGAATTATCTGAGTTGCAATACAGTTCATAAATTTTCAACATCTTGTTAATGTGTGCAACCATTATTCTGGTCTTGAGAGCAGAATTTTTAATGCTGTTAACGATAACATCAGCCTGATTATTCGGATCATACATTTCATTAATCCAGTTAATTGCCTCAGCTGTGTCAATCTGTTCTCTCTTGTATGTAGCGTTATCGATATGTTTGCTCAATAATCGATAATTGTTAAGCAACATCTTTGTATTATGAAGTTTGCGGTCATTAATTGCTTTCATTTCTGCTCTTTGCTTATCCTCGTATGTTTTAAGGGCAACTTTAGCAGCAGTTTCTGCTGCTTTTTTGATAAGGATTTCAACATTGTCGCTCATTTTACAATCTCCTTTTTAAGATAGATTGTTTAAATTTCTTTTTGCTCGTTTTATTTATTCACAACTTTGCCTTTTTCTGTATAATCACGTTCAAGCGGAATTTTAAGGTTGTCGATTACCTGCCTATCGAGGTGTTTCCAGAACACCTCATCTTCGTTAGAATGGTTTATAACATTAGTCATTTCTTCAAATGCTTTCATAAGCCTATTATGGCCAAATCCAAACTCCTGATTTAACACAAAAAGCATTGTTTTGAAAAGTCTGCGTGTTAATCCTTTGTTTTCTTTATCACGGACCTTATTGTATTCGTTATTGACGAGTCTGACGATTTCCTTTTTCGTTTCGCGCTTGATATTCACCGGTATTCTTGCTTTCATTCCAAAACCTCCAAATCACCAAGATAATCAGCCGCAATTTGAAATGCAATCAGCATTCCCTCGCTTATGTAATAATGCTTGTCTTTTCGGCTTTTGCTGTCATTAATTTTCACCCTCCAGTCTTCTTTCAAGCCGCTCAATCTTTTCATGTTTCCATTTATTCACTTCTTTATCACATTGAAACATTATCTTGCATTGTTCAAGCATAATTTCAACATCTGCTATTTCTTCAAAAATATTATCAACAGATTCAAGTGATATTTTTTCTTTAGTATAATTTAATCTTATAAGGCTTTTACACAAAGCCTGCGACAATTCAGACAACTCTTCGACCGTCTTTATCATCTGATTTTCCACACTGTATGTATTGATTGCTTTATACATAATCTCTTTTGATGTCATTCTTCTGCCTCACTTTCAGTACCATTTTTCATAAAAAGTAGCCAATGTGTTTTATTCAGTTTTCCACTTTTATGCCCCAGAAGTGGAGGTATCGGTGATAATTTAATTATCTCGTTAGTTTTAACATCCGTTTCATTCCATTTAAAAACCAAAATTCCATATGGTTTCAAAATTCTGAAACATTCCCTAAACCCTTGAGATAAATCATCTTTATATGTATGGGGGTTAAGTTTACCGTACTTTTTTGCCAACCAAGATTTATCCCCTACTTTGATTAGATGAGGTGGGTCAAATACTACTAAATTAAACGTATCATCTTTAAAAGGGATATTCCTGAAATCGGCCACAACATCAGGTTTGACTTCAAACGCTCTACCGTCACAAAGAGTATCAGTAAATTTACGGTTATCCATGAAGACTACATCTGTGTTATGTTTATCAAAGTAAAACATACGGCCTCCACAACAAACATCTATGCAATGATGTACCTTCATTCTTCTACCTCACTTTCAAGCCAATGTTTTTTGCAATCAATGCAGTTACCGTGGAATTTATTACAATATTCCATCGGAACATGACCGACACACCCGAGCAAAGTAATATCACCTTGAACCATTTCGTCAATCGACATCTGTTTGATTTTCTCGTAATTAGTCATTGTGTTCACACCTCATTTCAATAGTTCATCTATCGTTACATTAAATAAATCAGATATATCTATTATGGTTTTAATATCAGGTTCAAATTTTCCGTATTCATAGTTAGATATACTTGTCCTGCTCAAATAGAGCTTTTCGCCCAACTCATCTTGCGTTAATCCATTTTTAAGTCTTAACGCTTTTAGCTTTTCGGGAAATGCCATTACTCCTCACCTTACCAATCATTTTCTCCGTCTATTGTTAGCTGCCCAGGCAGTACATTATCTTCCATCCACCAATGAAAAACATCTAGACCATTTGCCCATGGCATAGCTTTACCATTTTGTTTTCTGAATTTGACCATTTTATCAAAGGCTCTAATATACATATCACGATACTTTGGGTATCGAGCAAACTCTATAAATCTTTTTTTACCTGCCATTGGACAACCAATGCAACCAACACGAGAAAAACCACAAGAATATAACGGATTAAGAATAATATGCTCCTGATGTATATATTCCTTAACATCATTATCCGACCAATCACAAATAGGATTAATTATTGTTTTTCCTTGTAGCTGACAATGCTCAATTACGCGTCTTTTATCATCATTATCATTATTAAGTATAATTCTATTCTTCTTATTGCTTGTATAAGTTTCAAAAATACCTCTTGATTTTCTTTTAACACTTTCAGCCCTCCGAATACCTGTAGCGATAGCACGATTTGCTCCAGCAGTTTCTTTCAATATCGAACAACAATATCGCACCAATCTTGTTGGAGGCATACCTTTCAATGGTATCAACGACCACATAGAAGTAGAATTACCTTTGAATTTTGGCATATTAATAATACATTTTATACCTTTCAATTCTAATTCTTTAAATTTTTTGCGTATATGATAAACAGTCTCGGGAGCGTCAGCAGTTGTATGAGAGTGTTGCAATTCAAAATCTATGCCAGACTTAAGCGCAAGGTCTAAAATTATTTCGCTATCTTTGCCGCCGGAATAGCATAGTAGCAAAGGCTTATTATAATAATATTTGCTTATTTCGGCACCTTCGCGTAGTCGCATTATAGCAACCTTTTCTAAGTCCATTACTTTTCACTCTCCTCAATCGGCTGACTCGTTATTTGTTTCATCAAGTCTCTTTTCCATCTAATTTTCTTCTCTCGCGGTACACCGTTATCACGACATCTATTTCCGCTCCATATCACGCCTCCCGCACTTCCTTCGCAGACAAAATTGCTTGCTCGTAAACTCACACCACTCTCCGATTGCAATGTGTAGGTTATTATCTTTTTATAGCCCATATTTTTTGCAATTCTACAGCACGCACCGTATAGCATACTACACCCATTCTTGTATCCATCAAGTACGCAAACCCTGTTAATTTCGCACGTTTCGCCATTATCATAATATCTGCTCACAGGTCTGCCACATACAGCACAACCAATTAATTTTGCATTATCATACAACCCAATGCAAAACTTACATCCTACAGTCGCATTATGATGTCTGTGATGTAAATTGATAAAGTTACTTGCTTCTCTAAATGTCACAGGCTTAATTTCCATCACTCTTCACCGTCCTTTAAAGGCTGATTCCAGCACTTAACGCAGTTGCGGTCATTTCTGCAATCATCTATGCTCATAAGCCTTAAATGATAAGGACAAATATCTTTAGGTGTCCCAGCAAGCATCCCAATAACATGAAGCAAAGCGTTTGGGTAATGCTTTAAAAACTCGCTTAGATATGTTTTTGGTGGATGTTCATCCGACCACTTTTGTACAATTGAAATTGCCTTTTCAGAGTAAAGCGCTTCAAAAATCGAACATTGAACACCTGTGCCATTATTAAAACTGCTCAAAGGGCAATCAATACAATTAAGTTCGCATATTCCATCCTTTCGTTGTCCAGTCATCCTTTGCTTTTCAGCGAAGTAATTTTCAGTTTTTGAACAATCAATCATTTTCTTCATCCTCCATTAGTAATACCAGGTCATAATCAAAAAGCATACTCATAATATCCTCCTTATTTATAGCCGTCCATAATAGCATTACTGCTGTCTACATAATCGTCACTAAGTGTACTTTTGTCATTCACAGAGTTAAGATGTTTTTGTATGTGCTCGTTATAACGACCGCTTGCTTTTGCTTCATTTAATATGCTTTGAACATCCTCTTCGCTTCTGTTCAAATCCGTTGCAATGCGTGATATCGAATCACCTCTGTATGTATATAAACATATTAAAAATTCTGTATCGGTTGTCGGCGGTCTGTTTAACTGCTCTTTTCTGTGTAGCGCCGCCTCGGCTTTGGCTTTACTGACACAAGCTGAACAATATTTTGTTGTTTTTGCTCTTGCGGTAAATTTGTTACCGCATATTTGACATATAGCTGAATACATTTATTTCATCTCCTCCAAATCTTCAAGTCTGCAATACAACAATGCAGAATTAGCGTTTAAATCCTTTATTTCAGCCTGATAATAAAATTGACCTGTTATATTTTGCCTGATGATACAGCCTGTCAAAATGTATTCTGTACCGTTGTAAAGCACCTTTCGCCCAAGACTGCGTTTAACTTTCGAGATATTCATAGCTTCTCAATCCTTATGTAAATGCCTGGTACATCTGCCCAAAACTTTTCGCATATCTCACTTGCGACAAGTGCGTCATCTGTCCAAAATCCGCAGAGCGTCATACAGTCCTTGAGCATTTTTTGTAGGTTATCTGTGTCGGGTTTTGTAATACGATACTCACCGTCTTTGTGTCTGCCTTTTGGAAAAAGCCAGCTTACCCTCAGCCTTACACCGCTATCATATGGCTTTGGCGGTCTATGCTGCTTTAGATGAGCTACAAGCAAAGCCTTAGCCGATTTTATTCTCGGTGAATCGTAAAATATCGGCTTACCCTTAACAACCCTCACTCTGCGTTCCTGAGCCGTTACAGTCGGTACATTTTCCATTTTCATAAAAAATTCTGTTGCTTTATCCATAGTAAAACCTCTGATTTTTGCTTTTATCCTTTGAAATGTAAATCTTATGCGTTCTTGTCATTTCGGCTATGCGACTGCCTAATGCCTCGTCAATCACCGCAATTTCGTTTATGGAAAGCTCGGAGCTTATCACTGTTGGCAGCTGCTCGTTGTAGCGGTGGTTTATGATTTTAAAGGTTGTATTCACATCGGCATTGCTTATTCCCTCGCCGCTGCGTGTCTTGAAAAAATCGTCAATATACAGCACATCGGCATTTTTTACATTGCTCATAAGTTTTTCGTACTGCTCGGCGTTTGTTACTGCTTGCTTAATAGCCGTTATGTCGTCGCCCCAAAGCATATACCTTGCCATCCTGCCCTGCTTTAACAGCGAACCGATTATTGCGGTGCAAATATGCGTTTTACCACAGCCCGACTGACCGCCGATATAGAACCAATCTACGGGATTGGTTGCGAAATCCTCGGCGCATTTCTTTATGTAAGCCTGCCATTCGCTCTTGACAATATATGTTCCGAAATTGTACCTTTCAATCAGCCTTGCAAGTCCGCTTTTCTTAATTCTCTTAAGCTCTGCTCTCACCTTTAAGCACTCGCAGGGCCGGCTAACCACCTCAAAAGTTTCTGTACCGCAAAAATCCCTTTTTACTGTGCTGTATATCGTACCCTTGTTTTTGCATTTATCGCAGTCATAGCCTGTCAGCCTGCCTGTTTGCGCATTAAAAATATCCGCCTCTCGCTGTGCCTTTTCCTCTGCCGTAAGCTCAGAGTACAACCTCGCCTGTGTTAAACGCTCCTGTGCTCCGTCTTTTGGCAGGTACTTTTGAATTATTCTTTCGTATGCCGTCAACCTCATCACTCCTCTTTAATAACCAACGGCCTATATAGCTTTTTATATCATCAAGCGATTTTCTGTTATCGGGGTGCAGTTCAAAATACTTAGACATCTTTACGAGTTCGTTTTCAACATCAATCAATGTGTAAATATTTTTTAAATTATTCAACTGAGAAAATGTCACTTGATAATCACTTTCATCTTTCAACAATAAAGAAATAAAAACATCGCTTTTCTTTTCTTTTTCTTTACTTTCCTTTACTTTACTTTTCTTTATGTCATTCTCGGCGAGATTATTCCCATTTTCGGAGAGATTATGCTCATTTTCGGGTACAATTATATAAGCCTTTGTTTCATCTTCTTTCAAAAGCCAGTAATCTTTATTAATTGTGCGACCTCGCTTAGAGCGTTTCTCAATAGCGTACATATACCGTTCTTGCATCATTTTGTTTGTCAGTATTCTCTCCCTATCAAACAGCCCGTTGTCAAACAGCCCAATTTGTAAGCAAAGCTGTACTACCTGTTTTACCGTATCTGATTTAATTCCACCGCTCATTCGTTTCGCTATTGCGGCCGCACTGGTTTTTTCTCGCCACTCATAGTAATAACCATTAGTGGCATATGCTTTCGTGCAAATATAGAAGAACACGCCAAAGCCGCTCCATCCCTGTGCATCGATAAGCACATCAAATCTCTCATCGTCATCGAAAATGTGAACATCCCAAGCGGCAAAGTCTAAACCTTGCTTTGGTTGTCCAGCCATTCACTACATCACTCCTTTGTATTGAGTTTGAGTTTTTTACAGAGATACTCGTCGAGTTCTATGCCATAGATTTTATACTTTTCAAACAGTTCTTTTTCATGCCAATGTGCTTCATCGTGATGTTTTCTGCAAAGGCAGATGGCTCTAAGTCCTATATGAACTATCTGTTCCCTGTCTCGGCCCATCCCAACTCTATCAACATGATGAATTTCGCCGGGAGCATTGCATATCGCACACTTACGATTTTCAAGACAGCTATATAAATATCTACCAATATCATCTGTAACATTAAGCAAGGTATCTCTTGTACCGATGTTCTGATAAAAACAAAAGTCTATCAGATAGCTTATGAAATCCCTTGCTACGCTTTTTTCGCAGTCTGCCAAGGAGAAATATTTTATTCCAAACTCACCACAAAAGTTAAATTTGAAGTATTCCTTTATCCATTCCGGATTATCACCACACCAGAATGCAATATCTCTGATTACTGCGTATATTTTTCTTCGTTGTTCGGCAGATATTTCTCTACCGTCAACTATTCTTATTTCAACCTCGTTGACCTGTTTTTGTGAAAGTTCTCTGCCAATGCGGTCACGAGGTCTTACTATTAAGTTGTAGCCGTCATATGCCACTATATTTGCTGATGTAATCATAATAAGACCTCATGTTGGTGCATATAAACATAAGCACTGTTGACACCCATGTTCTGATACAACCATTCATCGCATTTTTCTTTGCTCAAATGTGTACGAAGAACTCTCTCCTCGTACACATATTGACCATTCATTCTCTTATCTTTTATTCGATTAATAATTTCATCTTGAGTGAAATTAGCCTCGATAAGATACAAGTCATAATTTTTAGCTACGATATGAGATATATCCGCAGTATCGGTAGCATATATGACTTTATATATCCCCTGTTGAGTGCGAAAGTAGAGCTTCCAGCCTACATTAGGCACATCGTGTCTTAACGGAAAAGCTGAAAATGTAATATTGCCTATTGTGTACCATTTGCTCTCAGTAACTATACACGAACTTTTTATCAGAAAGGGGATTTCAAAATCACTAAAATGTCTGCACAGATAATTTGGGTAGATTATCTTAATTAGGGGGTGTTCGTTAATAAGTCTCTTAATGGTTGCAATATTGCAATGATCTCTGTGTTGATGAGTTAGGAAAATATACTTAATCTTATCAACAACTTTCGCATCAACAAGTTTGCTAAAAGGCACTCCGCAATCAATTAAGGTCTGACCACCAAGAAAGACTGCGTTGCCTTTAGAGCCTGTACTAATAATATCTAAATCAATCATCTTGCTCACTCTGCAAGATCATCAATTGAGAAAGCTTCATCATCGGTCTGCTGTTCAGATGGTTCTGGTAATGTTACATCAGAAGGTACATCTGCATCAATCATTGTATTTGTTTCGTAATCTGGAGTACCGTCGGCATTGATAATATGATTGTCAGATTCATACGCTGTCTGCATTTCAACACTCATAACGCCCCATTTGCTGATAAGCTGTCTAAGCATCGTCTTTTTAGCCATTGCATCAAAATCCTTTGCCCAAAATGTATAGCTTGTACCCTTCTTGATATCATTTGCATATCCGGCTGAATACTTCATTGCGTGCTGTTTCATCTTATCCTTACTCCAGTAAAGAGCTTTCTCAAAGCCGTTTACATAGCGAAAATAAGCATAGTATCCGATTGTTTCAGCTGTTTCACGCTCTGTTTCATCTTCAATCATTTTGATTGTAATTTCTTCTGTAAGCGGATCCCAATTGAGAAGTTCTCCCTCTTTGATTTCCACCACATTAAGTCTCTTATACTGTCCTGAACGGATAGCAAGCTGAATATAGCCACGATAACCGAGAACGAATGTTGCTGTTGTACGATTGTTCTTACGGTCCTTAAACGGAACCATGTAATACTGTCCGAGCTGTGGTGATGGTGGCAACCCGAGCGAATGTCCGCAAAGTGCCGCTGAAAGAATTGTTCCAGCATCACATTCTTCGAGTGCCGGGTTAGTGCTTACCACAGATGTGATAGCCGCCGTAAACTTTTGGATTTCCTTCGGGTCTTTCATTGAATTTGAAAGGCTTTTCTGAAAAGCCACTGTCTGGAGCATGGCTGAAAATTTTGGTTTTCTCTGCTGAATCTGATTCTGAATGTTATAATTACTCATATCTTAATCCCCTTTCGTTGATTAACTTTTTAACTGCTATTGCAAAATCTTTAAGCTGCGTTTTAGTACCATATACTGTAAATGTAAGAGAAAATACTTTTTCATCGGTTTGATTAATATGTGGTTTTTCTTCCGGTGGAGCTACTTCTACTGCAACATTTGCCTCGAACGGTTCATATTCGTTCAATGTTGCTTGCTCGTTAAGTTCTGCTTTCTCACGCTCTGTTTTTTCAGCTTCTGCTCGTACTCGTTCTGCCTCAATAGCCTTGAATTTTTCACTTACAAGTGTTATTGCTTTGCTTGCATTAAGAAACGTCATACCATCAACTTTTTTGTAGTGATACAATATTTCGTCCTTGTGTTCCTGCGTAGCAATAAGTTTCAAATCGTCCATAACTTTATCAAGAAAAGCTTTAATATTTTCTCTTAGCTTCTTTAAAGTCACTGTCATAGTTATGTTTAAACCGACCTGCTCAAATTTTATAAAGTCAATGCCGAGAGCCTGTGAGTATTCGTCAAAATAAGCCTTTGACTTCTCATACTTTTCTCTTTTCAAACCTTGCTCAATAGCCTCAATCTTGCCTTTCAAAGCTGAATCAGCCTGTTTATATGGACCTGAAATACAGTTTTTATACACACTCTCAAAATGCTCATATGGTGTCATTACTTCTGACTTAACAGATTTTCTTTGAGTTTCAAACTCGACAAGCTCTTTGTTGAGAGCCGAACGGATTTTTTTGATTTCTTTGTAGTTCTCATCTGTGCAAACCATTGAGCAAGCAACATTTACCTTGTGCTCAATTTCAGATTTAACAGACTCAAGTTTTTCAATAATAATCGGTATTTGCTTAACTACAATAAGCTGCTCTGGTTCGTTTTCTGTAACCTCGGTAGGCTGAATAGCAACCTCATCAGCCTCGTCGGATGTTTCAAGTAAATTAACTGGTCCAATAATCTTAGTCATAATAATCTCCTTCTTCAATATCGTCTGATGACCATTCTTCCTCTGTAATCCCGTGGAATGCGTCAGCACATTCGCGAGAGCAGAAAATATCATCGTTTGTATCTCTAAAATAATTGTAATCGTATCTAAGTTCGTCATTGCACATTTTGCAATGACCCATTACAGGAGGCTCTGGGGCATTCGGGCAAGAAGCTTTGCAGGGCGAACTCAAACATATATCACATGACTGCAATATTTTCATCCTCCTACTATTGATTTTTTTATTGTTTGTGATATAATAATAGTAGTTTAAATTTCTTTAGCTCTTATCCCACATTGCAAGGCTCACGCAATGTGGGATATTCTTTTGCAACTAAACAAATCAAACATTGTTGATGAATACCTTTCAGCTCTAATTTCTTCAAGTACAAGCTGATTTAAATAATCACTTTTCAGTCTCAAACCATTTGCATCACCAAAACGATTTACTATAACTGCAAGTTTATTCTTTGCTTGTGCTCTTGCAATTTCAAATTCGCTTTCTGAACATATGTGACCGTTCCTGCTTATAAATTCAAGATATGTCATCCGTTACACCTCCTCATCAGATAAGGCACCTTTTAAGCACCTAATAAACTTCTTGCAATTGTGAGCCGCACGCTTAATGCCTGTTGCTCTATTGTTTAGCTTGTGCCTGTCAAGGCTTTCCTTGACTTCTGCAACATAGTTTAAAATGTCCTCAAGCCTTTCAGCCGTAACGGTGTCAAGTCCCTGCAAGACTATAACCTCGCCGTCTTTGATGCAGATTTGTAAGTTTTCAAGCTTACTCATATCCGTTTGCTCCTTTCTTGAGATTTTCGAGCAGTTCACGCTCTATAATCACACAGTCCCTCAGATAGCATTTTGTCTTGCTGTTAATGCCATAGACTGTATTATCATCTAAACAAATTGCTGTTTCGTATGATACTTTCATCATAAAGCGTCCTAAATCATCAGAGAACACATCTCCGATTTCAACCTCCTTAAACGAATACGATTTAGATTTGTTGATAATTACTTCCATCTTTTTTTATTCCCTCCTGCGTTTCGTTGTAAGCCTTTTCGAAGTAAGCCTTTGCGTCCTCTTTAGATATTCTCCACTCACCGAACATCTTTGCCGCCGGCAAAACGCCCGACTGTGCTTTTTTCTTTAAACAATCAACCGAGAACCCCCAAAGGGTTGCCAGCAACGGCAAATCTATGTAGAGTGGGACATCGTCCCAGTTGGTTACTGTTTTCTTAGATTTTGGCATATATACCCTCCTTATAAATTTATTGCCTTACACCTCTGTTATCCTCTGTAATTTTGTCTGATACGATTTCAACCTTTTCCACATTTGCAACGCTGAGTGCCAGCTTGAGCAGTACCACATCGCCTACTGTTCGGGTAATCTGATAGCTTGTAACATACGGGATTTCTGTTCCGTCAATTTCAAGAAGAAACTTGTCCTTTGTGTCAATAAGTTTAAGTTTTGCCATTTTCCTCACCTCCTCGATTTTTGTTGTATTATTTGTAATTAGATGTTACAATATTTTCAATACTATACTGAAAGGAGTCCTTGACTATCCGAAAGATCATATACAACTGTAAATCATTGAACGATGAAAAACACCATAAAAATCTTGAAATCGAATATCCGCCTGGTTGCCCCATGTGCCACAAAGCGGGCAACCCATTTTGTTTAAGTTCTTACTATATCGAAGATGAACTTACCAACCCAAATCTTTTTGTTCATTTTTTCTGCCAAAATTGTGAAAGAACATTTTTAGGGAATTACTATATAGGACCTTATTACAATAAAACTGAATTTAAAAGTTTTGAGCCTGTTTACAATACAGAAGAACGAGAATTTCCTAAACACATAAAAGACTTGTCACCTGATTTTTGCGACATATATAACCAAGCATACGCTTCTGAACAGTATGGTTTGAAAGATATTTCAGGTATGGCTTACAGAAAATCTTTAGAATTTTTAGTAAAAGATTATGCTATATTGTTACACCCTGAGGATAAAGATAAAATTGTTAAAGCACCGTTATCAAGATGTATCAACGATTATATTGACAACAAAAGAATTAAAAAATTAGCTGTAGCCTCTTCATGGCTTGGTAATGATGAAACACATTACGAGCGAAAATTTAAAGATTACAATATAGATAACCTGGTCGAATTTATAAATGCTATTGTGTCTTTTATAGATTCAGATATTTCTGTAGCAATAGCTGAAAATATGATTGAAGAACAAAAAGCTACTCATCAGTCGCAAACTTAAAATGAAAATTGAAAAACTCAAGCTGATTAATTGTATCTTGCAGTTCGTCAGCTTGTTTTTTTGCCTTATTTATAAGGCATTTAAACTCCTGAATATTTGTTGCAGATATATAAAGTGTTCCGTCATTTGCATAGTTGCCAATCATTTTTCCTCCCATCTTCTCACCTCCTCACGCTGTTTTCTGCTGTTCGGCAAAGTCCTGCTTATTGTACAGCTGATTTGCTATACTGAATTGTAAGATAAATAACAGAAATCAATTAATACGCTTTAAGCGTAAATCTTTTCCAAAAAAAATAAAGTCAACAGGAAATCTATACAGTTCACCTATTCTATGCACCATATCCCAACTTGGCGAATATGTTCCTTTTTCATAGTTAGAAAGAGTTTCCTTGCTAATATTAAGCATATCAGCTGCTTCTTTTTGAGATAAACCAGCGTTTACCCTTGCAGCTTTTAACGTGATTTTAGGATATTCCATTTGCCTCACCTCCTTGGTACACATATATAATATCACGCTAAAAGCGTAATGTCAAGCAAAAAGCGAAATATTTTTAAAAATATCTTGAATTTTTTACGCTTTTAGTGTATAATGCAAATATAACATAAAAGTAGGTGATCTAATGAGCGATAATAGTGAGCTTAACAAAAAAATTTTTGCAAAGAATTTAAACTATTATATGACTACTAACAATAAAACCCAATCGGATCTTGTAACGGACCTGAATTTAACAGCTTCGACTGTTTCTGACTGGGCAAACGGAAAGAAATACCCTCGTGTTGACAAAATGCAACTTTTGGCTGACTATTTTGGTATTCTTAAATCTGATTTGACAGAGGAACACGAAACATCAAAAATGACTGATGACATTGAACTCCAAGAATACCTTGAGGAGCTCAAGAACAGAAGTGAACTAAGAATGTTATTTAGTCTTACTAAGGGTGCTACAAAAGAAGATGTGGAAAAAGCAGTCAGAATTATTGAAGCATTAAAAAAGGATGAATAGCTTTGGGAGAAATTTTTATTAGAGGTTTAGAATTGCCGCTGACCGTACGAGGCGTAACGGTCTTAGATGAGGACGGCAATTACAATGTATATATTAATATTCTGCTTAGCTATGATACTCAACAGAAAGCCGCTAAGCACGAATTAAAGCACATTACATCCGAGCATTTTTATGATTATGAGCCTGTTGTACATAACGAGCTTGAGGCTAATGCTATTTGATAAGGAGAATTGATATGGGATTTTTCGCAAAATTATTCGGCAAAAAGCAAGAACCAACACAGTTAACCCCTGAAACTGGTAAATCGCATACAAAGGTATGTAAAGTTGCAGGTGTAACATTTGATGACCGTCAAAAATATCTGAAAAAGTTAAAAGCTGACAAAAAATCTGGTAAAGCTATTAATGTAAAAATGGAAGAATACGATTTCAAAGGTGAGCCGGCTATCAGAATTCTTGCTAACGGATATGATGTTGGAAATCTGCATAGGGAAGATGTTGCTTTTGTAAAATCAAATCAAGAGCGTATACTTGGCATTAATGATTTTACTATTGGCGAGCATTACGATGAGAATGAAAAAACGAGTTATAATGCAAAAGTCAAATTGCTTATTGCAAATAAATCATAAAAAAACCGCCCTGCTCGACTGGTCCTCGAACAGAGCGGAAAATCACCTACACAGGGTGCAGATGATACGATATTAACGCAATAATATTGTATCACACCCTTGTAAATTTTTCAATGATTAATTTACAGGGGATTTTTGCACCCTTTTTACATTAAAAAGGAGTGTTTATAATGAAAAAACGCAAAGACGGCAGGTATCAAAAAAATATCTATATCGGACGAGATGAAAACGGCAAAGCTATGTATAAGTCTGTATTTGGCAAAACGCAAGCTGAGGTTACACGCAAAGCAAATGAAATCAAGCTAAAAATCAGCAAAGGTATGGATATTCTTAGCGAGAATATGCCGTTCAGTGAACTCTGCGAAAATTGGCTGATATACAAAAACGCTCTGCTTTCTTCTGACAAGCAGTATAAGAGTTATAAAACAAACCTTAAACCGTTTTCTGTATTAGGCGATGTTGCAATCAGCAAACTTGTAAAAGCAGATTTTCAATGTATCATAAATGACTATTTCGCACGAAATCCACATACAGGCAAACCGACTTCAAAGAAAACTCTGCGTGATTACAGAATGACCGCAAGGCAGGTGTTTGACTTTGCTGTTGAAAACCGCATACTTGACTACAATCCATTAACATATGTCAGAATACCGAAAAATGCACCTGTAAGCGAGCGCAGGGCATTGACCGAGCGAGAACAGCGGTGGGTTATGGAAATGCCACACAGAGCACAACTTCCTGCTATGATCATGATGCTGTCTGGTTTAAGATTAAGTGAATGCCTTGCGTTGCAATGGTATGACATTGACCTTGAAAATGCTCAAATTAGTGTTCATCAAAAACTTGTAATGACAGGAACTCCGCACATTGTGCAAGGCGCAAAGTCAAAGGCTGGCATACGAACGGTCAATATTCCCCACACCCTTGTGGATTTTCTGAAAAATCAAAAGAACCATAAACAATCCGACTTTGTTGTACTTACAACAAAAGGGGAGTTCTTCTCAACAACAGCGTGGCGAGAACTGTGGGACAGCTATATGGCAGACCTCAATCTTAAATACGGAGATTTTTCCGAATATGAGCGAAAGCCGAAAAGTAAGTTCGACCCAAAAGGCGTTCCGTTTGTTATTGAAAGATTCACCGCACATTATCTAAGACATACTTTTGCTACAAACTTGTTCTTTTGCGGTCAAGATTTACTTTATGTCCAAAACCAACTCGGACACGCAAAGCCCGAAACGACTTTGAATATTTATACACATTTAGTGCAAACAAATCAGATTAAGAAAATCAATAAAATTATAGACCTAAACGATTACATCTCTGCGATTGCGGAACCGCAAAAAATGATGTTAGTCTGA